GATCTGCTCTTTGTCGCCGTCAGACTTCCACTGTTGAATGGTGTCTTTGCGCCAGATTCGGTAATAGCTGATCTTGGTCGTAGCGTTCTCGCGGTCTACAGCCTCACGCAGCTTCAAGTAGGTCAGTTCGAACCTACCAGATGATGTGCGCTCCCACTTCCAATCAAACACGTTCTCAGGCGTAAACAGCGACAGATATGGCCTTATCTCTTGTTCTAGCTCTTCGGCTCTCGTCTTCGCATTGGACTGTGGCTTATCCACAAGAATGTAGACGTGACCATAAACACTCGCCCAGATCTGCGCCTGCTTCATAAAGCTGTTAAGGCTTGCGCCATCTAGGTCAGCGTCTTTGATTAAAGCATCCAGAGCGGGATTGCCCGTCAGCGAGTTAAACACGCGAACAGGGGGAGTGCGCCACAAGAACGAGCTGTAGATGTGAACCACATTTCGGCAATGGTTATCCACAGGGGTCAGTTGGATGCGTCGTGCATACTCGTTCTCTGATTCGTTGAGATAGCCCGTCAGATAGCTGCCGTTCTGATACTCCTGCCCACCCAAGTACGACCGGATGTAAAATTCCCAGCGTGCCTCATTCGCGTCGTAATCTGGGTGTTGATATTCAATGTTCGATGCCATCAGCTCCACCTCACTGGTTGTTCAACTTCTCGCTGCTTCCTGATTGGGTACAGGTACTCAACCAGATACCCGAGTGCGTCATTCATGTGGTCATAGCCATCGTCCTTGTTGGGCTGGCTAGTTCCTTCCTTGTACGTCTGTCGCTCAAGCGAAGCGATGGTCTGCTTGCACTTAGGATCAACGAACAATGCCCTCACCCCACTTGTGGAGCGAAGCCTGCTGTTGACGCTGTTGATTCTGTCCCTGATTGCTGGATGACTATTTCGCACCTTCACCGCAAACCCTGCGTTCTGAAGGATTGATAGGTCTGTCCTCCCGCCCGCGCTGGTCTTTCTCTGTTTACTTGCTGGGTCGGGGTAGATAGTGATGCGTCTATCCCCATACCGCTGCCTGATCTCGTCAACCATCTCGTCGGTGTTTGACCCATAGATCACGATCTCATCCATTACTTTGATCTCGTTGCCCTCTCTTACACATACCGCTGCGCTCATGGGGTCGAGGTTAAAGTCCATGCCAATGTGTAAATCGTCTCCAGCATCCAGGACTGCTTGCACGCTCTCCTCTCTACTGAAAGAGTAGTAAATGATTCCGCTGTAATTAACAAAGCGTGCCTCGTATTCTTGCTGGAATGTCCGTTCGTCTAGGTCATTCCGCGCCGCCTCAATCTCTGCCGCCTCAACATTGCCGCCCTGGATGGTAGTATACTGGAAGGCCTTCCAGCCCTCCTCTTGGTCGACTCCTCGCGTCCATAGGTCATAGAAATGATTGCGCCCCTTAGGTGTGCCAATGAACAAAGCCCGCGTAGGACTATCCTCAGTATGCCGATCCGATAGCGATGGACGCAAAACTTCGTACCATGCTTCTTTTCGCATATCGGCGAATTCATCCATCACGACAAAATCTAACGCCCTGCCTCGCAAATTATCCGGCTTCTCTGCTCCTTTGAGCGATATACTGGATCCGTTGCGCAAGATGACCGATAAAGCGCTTTCGTTCTTTTTTACCACATAACCATCGGGAAGCGCGTCGTTAAGCATATCCCAGGCGATCTCTTTTGCCGCCTTGTAGGTGGGCGCTACGTACCAGCAGTTTTTCGACTTGCCACTTAACGCTGCGCGTATCAATTCATGAGTGGACAAGAATGTTTTGCCGAATCTTCTCCCAGCGACCACCGTTCTAAACCGTGAATCACTGAAAAAAATATCATCCTGCGGCTTAGTTAGCCTCACTTGCCCGCTCAATAACGATAGGCGGCAGATCCTGGGCCTCGGGTTCTTGTTGATCTGTTTGCCCTAACCAGTTCTTACCTAGCCATACCAACATTGTGGTATTGCCATCCATTGCAGCAGTGTATTGCTTGCGGCGTAGGCTCATTTTCCCGTGACTGGCCTTTTGCTTGAAATAATCCGAAAAACCCACCCCCTGCTCTCTTTTACAGGCGCTATTTAGCGTGTCGTAATCCACTCCCAGGATTGATGCCTGCTCCTCTCCAGTACAGTGAATCGCACACATTTTATCGACTTGATCCCAGTCGATTATCTTCAACGGTCTAGCCATGCTTTTTATAACTCTCGGGCACTATCATTGGGCAAGCGTGTTTCCAGTTCAGTCGGTGATGTAGTCTCCTAGCTGTTACGCCTAACTCGCTGATTTTCACGCAGGAGGGCGCATACATGACGCTGTAGAAGCTCTTGACGTATGTACCCAAGTCTAAATAGATGTCGGTCAAGCCGCCGTCATTAGCTTGTGTTTGTTTCTGGTGCAGCCTGATCCTGGGCGCTGTTATAAAAAGCGATCCTCGTAACCCATTTTCTGCATAAAGGTTCACATCTTCGTTGATCCTGCCCATGAACTTAAAGGGTCTATCAACGCTACAAAAAAAGCTGTTCATTACCTTACGGGCAAACTGCCCCCGCTTATGTAGTTTGGCGAGACGTGCCTCTCCACCACCTATGAAGTCCCCTCCCTGAGCCATAGCCAGTGTGGTCGCTCCGCTGTCTATGAAGTACTGCAGCATGGCTTCTATCACGCCATCGAGGGACTTGATCGTGCATGATTTAGTTATATATTGGCGGTCGTTGTCGAACGCATACCGAAAGTCTGTGTAATCGTCATCAAGCTCTAAAAAATAAGTGATGCCAAGCTGTTTTGCCACCGCGAATGTATAGTTCCTGGCGTATACAACGCTGTTTCGCTTACCGAAATTGTCCCCAGAGTCGGTAATGTCTATTGCCGCTTGCTTATCGAATACCACAACCTGATCTCCGTACATTTCTTTGTACCGCGGAATGTCGGCATCCTCGTTATCTACCATCAAGTAGATTCGGCCCGTATAGCCGTGTTTGCGCAGACAATTGTACGTATAGACTTTATCGGCGCGCCCATGCGTTAGTATAAGTACAGCGAAGTCTTTTCTATTCTTCATCTGGGTACTCTGTTGAATACTGAGACGATAGCTTTTCTGATAACGCTACGTAGCCATTCTCTATTGCCTTATCAAAGTCAATGATTACCAGGGCGCTGTTTTCCATCAGCTCCTGGCACTCCACGCTTGCGTTTGCGTAGTAGTTGGCGATCTCCTCAAAATTGAACACAACGTGCCGATTGGCGGCAGCGAGTAAAAACATCTTCTCGTCTGTGGGTAGATCGGATCTCGTTATCTGCTCACATAACTGCACTGCTTTAGAGTCGTCAAATAGTGATTGCACCTCTGGCTTTTCCCCAGTTGGCTCGTATACAGGAATCTCTACCTTCTGCGTATACGGGTTTTCAGAATCGGCGGCGACATCACTGTCAATCCGAATAGCAGCCAGCAAATCATCGTCCAGTGCCAGTACATCTATATCGAACTCTAGTTCCCGCAGCCTCTCGACTTCGAGGGCTAGAATGTCCGTATCCCACCCCCCGTTTTCTGAGAGCTTGTTGTCTGCTATCACATACGCTTTCTTTTGTGCCTCGGTAAGTCCTGCCAGAGTTATCGTAGGCACCAACTCCATGCCTAACTTCTGCGCCGCTGCAAGCCTGCCATGGCCTGCAATGATTCCATTGTGCTCGTCTAACAGTATCGGGTTGTTAAACCCGAACTCCTTAATGCTCGCCGCAACCTGCGCCACCTGTTGCTCACTGTGGGTGCGTGGGTTGTTTGCGTACGGAATAACGTCCGTTGTGGCTATGTATGCCACCTCAAGATTCTGATTCACTTTTTCGTTGCTCGCCTAACTGCTTTGCGTTCCGCTTCAGTGTATGAAGCCTTGCCTTGGCCCTTCTTGGTAGCTTTGTTCTTTGCTCTCGAACCCGCTGCTTTCTGTCCAGACGAGAGAGAATCCCGCGCAGCTTTCGGCAGATACCGGCCTTGCCCCTTTTCACCTACGTAGTCCCAGTCTTGGTCAGTCCAACGGCTTAGTGATGTTTCCTTCTTCGGGCCTTCGTACTTCCCGCCCATGTCTTTGTAATACTTCACTGCCAGTTGCGCAGCCCTGCCCGACCACTTGCCGCCCATCTTTCTCTTGGCTTTAGCCTTAGCTTTTTCCCATAGTTCGGGGTTCTTTCTTTTCGCTGTCTCTGCCATCAGTTATTGAAACTCTGCTTGGTTCTTCCAGGGGTGTCGTGTCGCTCAATCATGCTCTCAAGAGCGCGGATCTTACGCTCTGGCGGTAGCTCGTGATAGTAAAACAGTCGTCGGCTCGATCCCGTATGCGTTGCACCAGTATGCACCTCGCCATTCGCCATTGTATGCACTTGGCCTGCATAGATAGTGCCGTCACGGTTAAACAGTAAAACACCTCTCATTTTGACACCTGCTTAGTCTTTTCGTAGGTTCTCATCGCGCCCAATCCAAGCATCCCCATCAGGACGGGCATCATCGTGTCTAGGGCGACCAGTGGAATAGTCACATCTATCTCCATCAGTGCCAGGACGAAGTTGGCAAATGGTATGACCATGAAGTTGCCAGCCATCCCCAAAACACACACCCAGCCGACTGCTGGTCTCCATCCTGCTACGAAGAGATTTCTGTTCGCTGCCTCTACCTTGTTGACCTCAAGCTGCGCCTTTGCGTTCTCATTGGCGTGACGCTCTGCCATGGTCGCTATCTCGTGCGCCAGCTTCGCCTTTTGGTCTTTGTCCTCGATGAACTCGGACAGTAACCCAGTGACAGGCCCGACAAGCTCTTTCACGATGCCTATACTCATATCTCTGCCCTCACCCCCTTGATCGTTAGATAGAACTGTTTGCCGACCACATCAAAGAACTCTGCGAGGGTATCTTTGCTGTTGTACACCGCTGGCTCTAGCGCATCAGAGACAAAGCTGTTGCCGACTCCGATACACCCCTCAACGTCATGAGGAAAGTTAGCAACGTGGAACAAGATAAACGTGCGACCTGGTACATCCATGATCTGCACAACGTCCTTGAATCTGTTGCCACTGAACGGCTGGCAGGTGAAGTCGCCTTCGGGGATGCAGGATACATTCGGCTTATTGTCCAGCCATGGCCTCTCGATGGTGTAGCAGTTCCAGTCACCCGCCCACATGCGGCCAAGTGTTCCGCTGTCTAGGTACGCGAATCTTTCTAAATAGACCATTTGCGATCCTTGTTTTGAACCTGGACTTGTGCTATGCGCGAATAATACAGCATTTTTTTTGATTTGTGTAAAAAAACCCTTTTTATATATAAAACTTTCCTTTAAGATATACCCATCAACAACGAGGAACGGACGACACCATGGAAATAACACCAAAATTTTACCGAATCGCAATGGATATGCTTGAGTCTATTCGTAACGACTATGACGACGACGTTGACTTTTTCCAGGCAATGGACGAGGTAGTAGACAACAGCCAATACGCGATTTATCCCTACTATGCTCAACGCCTTATTGTTGACGAGATGTCTTACGCACAACAGGCAGAAACAGAGTGGGAGCTAGCACAGCTCGGAGAATCTTCTAAGACGCTGACTTACAACGAATTTGCCTGTCTAATAGCCTGCCATGCCATAAAAATGGTGATCTGCTCTCGAGCAGACGCAGAGGAAGTTGGGGAATATTAAATGAAACTACGTTACCCACTCGCCCTTCTGTTGCTCGGTCTGATTGCTTGCGTCAGCAATAACGACTTCGAGGATGAGCTACAGCAAGAACGTATCTATCTCGACGGCGTCTGCTCCGGCATCCATGGGGATTACCTCAACCTTCAGCCGACTTGCCCACGAGCTTAATAATTTCTGGCTCCACACCCTCTGGCATCTCTGCTGGGGGGTTGGGGTCGTCTTCCATGTCGATCAATTCAGTAACGACAATCGTGACCTGACAGTTTTTGGGTAAATCTTCCACGATCACACTAGGCATCGGCCCTCTCCTCGATAAATCTTTCACGTTGCACCAACTGCGCTAAATCCCTGCAAGCCTCTTCAAGCAACAGGATGTCCTTGGTGTGGCTGTACTCAGTCAGCAAATTGACCACTCGCCCACTGAGGTAATTTAGATTATTTGCGACAATGTATTCCCAAGGCTCTATTTCTTTCATCATGGGTGGTCTACTTGGTGAATCTGTCCTCGCCACTCGTACTCGCCAGGTTTATGCACTTTGACGAACTCTGGCATCAGTAAGAAGTTATCACGAATATTGAGCACAACGAACCCGCTAACCCAGTTTTTTGGGACATCCTCAGCGTAATCGAATGTCGGCTGGTTTGGGTCTGCCATCGTTCCGCACTGAATCCCGTATCGTTCGCCAGTGTAGTCAGTCCAGCTCTTGCATTCCATTTGATGTGTATGCCCCGTGACCATCGTTACGCCACTTTTGAGGGCGTTGTTGTATCCAGCGTGGATTCCGCCATTGTATCTATGCTTTATGACGATTGGACGCTCTGTGCCCTCCACCCACAAGCTGAGACAGAATTCCCAGCTGCTGAAATGATCCCGCAAGGTAAATCCTGGGACACCCTTGAACTGCGGCAAAAGGTCTGCCAACCTCATATCGAACCGTGCGTCGTGATTACCCAAGCACCAGTATCGCTCTGCGCCAGGCGCTGCCTTCTCGATTTCCTCTAGCCGCTGTCGCACCGTGTTCAGTTCTTGTTCTACGGTA